GTAATTTAGAAGAGCAGAACCACCCTTCTGTAGACCAGCTGCTAAACCTAGCATTGATCTAGCCTAAGTATGCTACTACTGAACCGCTTGACAAAGTAAACGCAGACCAGCGACCAAAGATTGTAACTCCTTGTGGAAAAGTAACACTATCAGAAGTGTCTCCATTATTGTTGGAGTCTCCTATGTATAGGTTTGTTCCACTTTCAGGTGTTAAAACTGTAAATACTGAATCCTCAAGAAAAGTTATTGCTACTATCTTTTTACCAGATATAGCAGTAGTTCCTGTTTCTAAGATTGATCCAGCTTGTCCTAAGCCGATATTATTTGATTCGTTTACCGAGTATTTATGCATTGTCATCTTGTTTCTCCTTGCTTATGACTTACCGAGCGTGACTGTCTCATGGTCATATTGGTTAAAAATCATAGGGAATAATTGAAGGAGTTGAGCCTTGCATATCTGTATTGCTATATTCTCTTCCTTCACTAAGGCACATATTCCATTTATTTTCAAAATACTGTGCTAATTGTATTGCCTCAGGTTTCATTTCGTAACCTTTCATAATTACAAAATGAGTTAAAGCATCGTGGAAATCAACAGGGATATTGGGAGACTCATCTAGTCGAATGCCCCCAGAACCATCTCCTCCAGTAGTGCTAACAAAGTCTTCATCGTAAACAGACCCATATATTTTTATTTCTTTTCCTGTGCTTAGATGTGTATAAGTAACATTTTCATCTACCCTGGAATATTGAGCAAGTCCTAATTGTGGGTCATTTACCTCATTAGCAGTTTCTGATTCTGTCTCTATCCACCAAACTTTTTCTGTTACATTAGCCATTATGAATTACTATATTTATCGGGTCTGCCTGATAATTGAGAAATTTCATCTTTATCAAACTCTACCCTTTCTATCTTAATAAATTTTTTCCCAAAAGTATCTAAATCATAATAACGCTTATTTGCAGTTGACGTTATTGTACTTTGAGTTTTTAATATTTCTGTTTTTCTGCAAAACTCATCTAATGCCTGATTTAAATACAAACGTATTTGTGTCTCACTCATTTCAGGGTGATGTATTTGCACTATTTCAATTAATTGTTTTTGGGTCATGCTTGTACCCCTCTAAGTATTTGTGCTTTTTCATTATACATTAATGTTAATTTATCATATTGAGCCATAAACCAATTATATTTAGTAGTTGCTTTTTGTAATGCACTAGAAAATACTGTGTTCTTTGTAGCTAACTCTTCTTGATGAGCTTGTAAATACGTTCCAATTTTTTGCAATTGAGCTGACGCTAATTCAACATCTTCCTCATCTTCAATTAAATGAGCAGCCGTAGCAAACCACTGGTCGTATTCAATTTGGTCAGCATGGTCATCAATTGTATTATCAGTATCTAAATCTTGTAAAGATGTTAAATCTGTAGCATCGCCACCAACTACAGGAATTGTTATTCCAGCGGGTAACTGAGCAAATTCTTCATACATAGACCTTACTAAGTACTTTCTAGCAGCACCTATAACTATAAAGTCTTCACACTCTATTGGAAGATCAGTAGTAGACTTCATATTATATTTAACTACTGGATAGGTTAATCCTATTATTTCACCTTGCTCATAGTCTTTTACATAAGGTCTAATGTGAATATTCCCACTTTTAATAAAATAAGCTGGAGCATTTGCTGTTACATAATGAATAGAATTAGAATCAAGAGATTGCTTATTTAACCCACTAGATACCAATCTCGCACTTATTCCATCTCTATTTACTTCAAGTAATTTAAACTTTCTAGTATTAAATGTTTTTTCAAGAACAACAAAAACATCCCATCCTCCAGTTATTTGAGAAGCAGTTGTTCCATTTACCCCCCTTTCAATATTTACAGTTGTTGAAGAAATAGAAGTAACCCTTACTCTTTCAGGTTGCAGTACTCCAGATGCTTGAAAAGCTAAAATTGAACCAGCTTTTGCATAAGCAGGGGTATGAGCAGTTAAAACAAATGATGTAGCAGTAGTATCTGCTACAGTTACATTAACATTTCTATTAGTGTCATTTAAGTGTTCTGCCTCTCCCATTCTATGAGTAGAAGAAGCAGATATAAGCATTTCTGGACTCATAATGTTTATAGCATTAGCAGCTTCCTCAGTTAACCACTCAGTAAATGCATCTTGGTCTATTGCATTAGTAGTAATTGCTTCTCCTACTAATGATACTATTCTTGTTGCAAATGTTTGATACATATTTATTTAAAGCTTAGGTGGCACCTTGATACACTTTAGTTTCACGAACTTCTGCTTCTCTCGGCACCACCATTTTTTATAAAATCTTAATAGGTTTTTTTAGAGCGTCCATAACTGGGTCTTTTTTTTTACTCGGTTTGACCGCTTTCTTTTTTACTGTTTTCTTTTTACGACTCATGAGTAAAAATTCCTAATCCACCAGCAACATACCAATCACTCCCATTGCAAATTAATTTGATAAAATCACCTTGGTGGCCAGTTGCTTTAGTTAATTGAATGTATTTGCCATCAGCCCCATCTAAAACAGAAACTAAACCATCAGCAGTTGTTGCATCTGCATTTCCACCTTCATGCTGATTAACATATCCAATAATTTTTGAATTTGTTGGTGCTATTCTACAGGTAGAAGCACCAGATGCATTTGAGTGAATAAATGTATAAGACAAACCTGGTGTTAAATCCTTTGGTAATGAAATAACTTGGTCATCCGATTCAGCTTCCATAAAAATAATATCTTCACTATCAGTTGACAGTAACTCAGCAGTAGCAGTAATTACTCTTGATTCTTTTATTTTTTTACTTTCCATAATATTCCCTTACAAGAGGAGGGGCATAAAGCCCCTCACTCTATTTGTTATTAATCAGTTTGTGTAACTGAGTTATCAGCCGAAGCATGAATATGCATATACCAACTTGTTCCGTCGGATATTACATTTACATAATCTCCCGCCACACCACTAGTACTGAAAGTGATTTTATCCCAATCACTATCTGTAGCAGAAGCAGTATCAGCATCAGAAAATTCAATCCCTTTGATTTTATCTTCATCACCAGACGCTGCTTTAATGTCTATATCATAACTTGCTGGAGAAGCAACTAAAATAAATTTAGCTTCCCAACCTTTATTACTGACTGCAGGTAACGTAATGTCATACGCCGCAGAACCTTCAGACATAAATATAGTCTTTCCAGAATCAGCAATTTGCAATGTTACGTCAGCACTAACTGCTTTAACTCCACCACTTGAACCACCTAAATAAGGTTTAGCCATAATATGCCTCCCTTACGCTACAATGTTGAATAGCTTGTGACTTTCAATTAGTGTAACACCAATTCCTTCATCAGACATGTACTGGTCTTTAACACCATCGTAAGCATCATCAGTTAAGATGTTAGCTTGGAACTTTGGCGCTCTATACTGTGCATGGAACAGATTTTCATCTGAAACTACAAGCATAGTTTTGTTGTACGTTTCTCTTAGAACTGGAGTTGGAATTAACTGTAATGCACCATGAGGCGACTCAAGCACTCTGTAGTTAAAACCAAGAGCATCTCTTTTCATATCACCAAGGTTTACAGTCCAACCAGAATTACCTGCAAGACCAGAAGCACCAGACATTTTAGAAAAGTAGCTCATTGCACCCATTCCGCAGAAAGCACGTTTCATTCCAGCTTCAGGAACATATTGAAACACTTTTTCCATGTCATCTACAAAGCTATCGTAAGAATAACTTGCTTCTGAGATTTCGAATCTGTTTTGGTCAGCTCCTGATGCAGCACCATGTTTTTCAATTGCAGGGATGATACCCATGCAAGAACGAACAATATTGCCATTCGCATCAGATAGTGAATTGTCATCAAAACCAGCAGATGTATTAATCGGTGAACGACCAAATAAGAAAGCACGTTCTTTTTGAATCTTATGCTCTTGTGACTTTTGATCTCTTAGTCTAGCCAACTCAGATGATTCACCTCTTAATGATGCCTCTAAAAGAGTACCAGTAATTTGAAGAGGTGTCTTAAATATCTGACATTGGTTGTAAACTACTGATAGCTCATCACTCCAAGCAGTTCCAGCTGATGTACCTTCACCATAAGCGTTACCAACAACTATTAAATAGTCACCATCTGCAGGAGTAATTGATTGATCTCCCATATTTTTAACGCTTAAATTTGCACTTGCACCACTATTTGCTACAGCAGTAATTAATACTACGCCTCGCTTAGTAGAACCTGGGGTTAAAGCATCCCAGACTTCGCATTCAAGTCCAATCCAACTATTATATGCATAATCTCCACCTTCTCCTTCAAGACCAACTACTGAGCCAGTTTTGACAGACCAAGTATCAGCTGCATTATCAGCAGCAACTGCTGTAGTTGTACTTTGTCGAAAGTATTGTTTTTGCCAAGGGTTGCGATGTTCAAACATCTTGAACTGAGGGTCTTTTAAACCTGAAATTGTTTGCTGGTTAGCAACAACTGTTGTAAAAGGCGTTACGTCAGTCCAGAGTTCTTTAACCACATTAGGACGCATATAAAAATCACGTCTGTCTGTGTATAAAACACCCGATGACCCTAATGTTTTTGCATTACTTGCCATGTTATGTTTTCTCCGTTTTTAATTAAACCATTATCTTCTGTTTCGCATCAAACCGAGATTAAAAGCATCTTCCTCATTAATCTGAGGTTCTGACTGCGCACTCACAACCCCTGCGGGTGGAGGCGTACTCAGAGTATTTTGTTTTTGCTTCATCATTTCGGCTTTTTGCCTTTGTTCAACTTCAGCTTGGCTTGGAGCGGAGCGCATTTTATCTAAACGAACAAGGTTGTCTAGAGTTAATGATTCAGGGCTAGAGTAGTATTGCATAAATTCTTGAGCTTTATCAGGAGTATATCCATATTTGCCCATTAATTCATTTCGCATTCCATCAGATTGTTTTTGCGCTTCATATTGTTGTTGCGCTTGTCGAATCTGATTTTCTCTAGCTTCCAATTCACGAAGTCTAAATTGTTCTGCTTGTTCGCCATAGTCTATCATTTCATCACGATAGTTATCCATCGCTTCACGATATTTATAACTTGCACTATCCACATCCATATAAGCTTCAGATGAATCATAATTGACAGGTTTAGCGGGACGCTCTGGTTTCTTTGGTGATGCCATCTGTTCGTTAGTATCGGCAACAGACGGGGTATCTCCAGAAAGTGATTTAGCAACACCTTTCAAAATATCAGGGTTTTCTTGAATATAGTTTGCAATTGGTGCAACCTTTTCATATTGACCCATTTCTTCCTGTAGTTTGTTGTATTCACTTGCCTTTTGGTCGTATTTGCTCTGCCAGTATTCAAAACGTGAAGTGTCTTCTTTTGGAGCGGACTCCTCAGAAACTTCTTCTAAGTTTTGAAATGTTGGAGGTGCTAGATTTTCATCATAACTCTCCAACTCATTTACAGGGTTTGGAGCTTCTTGCTCTTGACCCGAATCACTCTCTTGAATTGGTGCTTCTCCCCCTAAATCGAAATAATTAGGTTCAGTTGCTTCAGCATCCAAGTTTTGTGTTTGTTCAGACATTTGTTTCTCCTTAGGCCTGTTTGTTAATTAACAGCAACAGTGCCTTGTTTGGTTTCTTCTCGTCTTAAATCTTCTTTTGCTAAACGTAGCTCGTCATTTAATCGAGCCTCAAATAGCTTACTTGCTGATTCATTCTTATTTGAAGAAGAGTTCAGCTTTGTTTTAAATTTTTCTATTTCAACACGTTTTCTATCGTGCGTGGATTCACGTTGTGCAGTCTGTAAATCCCCTTTAGTATTTTTAAGTTCTTCTTGCAGTTGTTCAATCATCTGCTGTTGTTGTTGTATAATACTTGTTCGTTGCATAACGCCCTCTGTGTCCGCTACCTCTGTTTGCTCTAAAACTTCTTGAGCATCAATAATTCCCTTTTCGTATAGGGTCATGTAATAATCAAATCTTGCCCATCTATTAGATGGTAGTGTTGAACCGCTCACAACAATCAAATCATACTTACCAATCGTAACATCATTTACTCTGCCAATAATCTCATTAGTAAAATCATCATAAATTGGTTGATTCATTGTTGCTTCAGCTAATCTGCCATCTGGTTTCATAATACGAACTACCTTTTCATCGGTGTAGGTTTGTTGAATTAATTGAACAATGATCTTTCCAATCTGATTTAACGCTTCATCAACATCATCAATCTTTGATTTAATTCTTCTTTGGGCATACTCATCAATAGCCACAGTTCCCTTGTAAGTACTAGGAGCGGCAGATGGGTCGCCATGTTGTAAAGGGTGAATACCTAAAATGTGATATATACTCTGTTTTGCATCTTCTCTGTTCTTATATAATTCATTAGGAAGTGGAATTGGCCCTGCAACAATTGGCGTACCAAGTTCAGGGTCATATTCAATTACACCTGTACCCGCCCTTGCCCATTCTTCTTCTAATTGCCTACGATTCATTGAACCTCTTGGAATTAGCAGTTTTGTATTAGTAGAACTAGAAGCGTGTGCAATTATTAAAGAAGTAACTTTATTGATGTACTCTTGAATAGGCTTTACAAAACGCACATCACTCATTGGATATGGATTTCGATTATGTCTATTCATTAGTGTAACTACAGGATAATCATCTATATCCATGATGTAGTCATAAAGCAGTTTTCCACCCGCACATAAAATTCTTCTAATTCTGTCTGTTTTTATTTTATTAGAAACAATAATGCCTAATTCAACCAAAGCACCTTTAGTGATAACTTCAATTTGATGTCCGCTATTTGGTATTGCCTCTTCATGCTCGGGGCCTGGCATTATTGTTGGTTGACCCGTTTGCATATCTTCCATAAAGTGATAAATACCGCCTGTTGCTTCAAATACACCAATTAGTTCTGTTACGCTGGATTGCTCTGTAATATAACTTTCACCATCAGCATTTGTCATTTTAATTGCAGGTTCTTTAGCGTATTCTGCAAAACCATCTTTATTTAAAACTACCTCTTCACCTGTTAAGGTATCTAACACATGGAAATACTTATGCTTTTCTTTTTTATACCTATCAATTACTTCATAATACTTCGTATCTGAAGAATAAGTATCATTGGACATTGGGCCAATACTTTGGTCTTGCGTAGACTCTCTAGACATTGCAGGGTATCTGTCATTTGCAGATGTAGTCATATCTTTCGTATTTACTTGTGGATATAACTGTTTTAATTGTTTTTCCGTAAATAACCTTGCAATCATAATATCTGATGCATCTCTGCAAAATGTATCTCGACTATTTGGGTCTATGTAAACATCAAGGGGGTCAATGCTATGGATACACACTTCCCCACGACCAAAGTCTTTCATTGGATCAACATAGGCTTGTATGACCCCCATTCCTTTTACATAATAATCATCTACAACTTGTTTAATCTGTACGTTACCATTAGACTTATCCCATATGTAAGACATAATATCTGCAAAAATTCTACCCACCTTTGTATCGCTATCATCTCTACCTGTAGATTGAAACTTTGGTTTATTTGCAGTAAGGAGGGCTTTTGCTTGTTCAACTGCGGGATGGACAACATTATCCACAATGGGACTTTGCGACCTTTTTTCTAATGTAGTAACGTGAGCAGATTTCCACTGCTGATTATTGCGGAACTCGTCATCTTCCATTGCCTGAGATGCCCAAGTAGCTCTTTCGGAATGAAAGTCGTCTAATAGGCGTTCTGTTTCTGTGACGAGTTTATTTTTGGTATGGGGCATTTTGGGAGTGAATTTATTCACCCCAAACCCTTGACTTCTAGCCCCTAACTGATTTGCCAATCATTTTTTTGAAAATAATTCATTCCAAGGACAGGAACCTCCGCATCTTCGTGATGTGGTTTGTATGAGCCTTTAAATGCATAAAAGAGTCCATCCAGAAGGTCATCATGCTTTCCACGAGGAAATAAAAGCATTTCATCTTCTAAATTCTGCATATTCTTCATAATAAATACTTCTTTCTTAGCAAAAGAAGGTTGAAGGCTTTCTAATCGGTGTGATTTACTTGTTCTGGGGTTTTCTTTAATATTTAAGCCAGGAATGTATAATCCTTCTTCATCACATCGCATTTGCACATATTGTCTTAACATTTCCTGATAGCCAACAGATTCAATTCTTGTTTTCGTACTGCGGAACTTTCTAAAGTTATCTACAATAGCTTCTGCTAAACTTAGTGGCTTAGCGTGTTTGCGATAATAAGGTAAGGCAAACTTCCTTCCTTTATCGTCTACTGCTAAATTAAATATAACTGAGTAGTCAGCAGTTTGTTTTACACTTGAAGCTGGGTCTACTCCTGTAAAGATATTAATTGGTACAGATTCATTTACTTTTACCCCATCAAGTTCGGTAATGTCCAACATTGGATTATTTTCTTTATTAAAGCGAAGTTTTCCCTCATAGTACTGAATATCTTCTTTTTTAAACAGTTGGTCTTCGTCTCCAACGATTTCACACATATATTCTCTGTAAAACACAGAAAGCCTGTTAATAGATTCTAATTCTTCTTTTTTCTGTTTTAATTTTTTTACAGGCCACCATTCTTCCCACAAAGAGATTCCTTTTTCAATATTTGGTTTAAAAACTCTGTTTCTCCACCCTTTCATCACTTTTAAGGTTTCTACCAAGCATCTTTCGTGTTGAGGAGTACCAATAACAATGATTCTTCCCTTTTGGGGGTCTACCGATGGAACTGCTGATTGTAAAAGCCATCGAAGATTATGCTCCATTGCTTCAGCAGTCTTAGTGTTATTTTCATCTTCAGGGTCATCAACAATAATAAGCGTAGGGCGTTGGTTACCCACTTTAATGCCTCGTAACTGCTGACCTGTACCTTTGCAAATAATCATAGAGCCATCTTTTAGCTCTACTTCTGTTTTTGCCCAACTTCTAGCAGAATGTTGCCCCCAATATCCAAACAACTGTCTAAATTGCTCAGAATAATCTAAACAGTCTTTGATTGTACCCAAAAGCTTTACTGCGTGGTCTTGCGTTCGAGATACTAACACGATTAGCTTTTTTCCTTCATCAAACATTAAATGGTACATTGGGAGTACGCCACCTACGATAGAACTTTTGGCGTGACCCCTAGGGGCAATGATATTGATTTGTTTTTCAGACTTATCTAGTAAATCGTCTGCTATTGTATAGTGAAACTTTGGAGATGGGACAGAAAACATCTGAGGCATAGCTATTTTTCCAAAGAGAACCATATCATGCCTCAGTTTTTCTAAAATGGCTTTATTACTAACTTTTGCTGACACCTATTGTATTTTACCTAACGAGTTGCGTTTGTGTGCGCAGTTAATAATCAGAACCCATAATGTAATCTACTTCACCATTTTCTACTTTAATTCCATTTTCTTCCGCAATGGTCTTTAAAATCTCATAAAATAGTTCCATCTGCTCTTCATCTACATATCGCAAAAGAATCCGTTTTTTGTACCATGTAGGCTCATCATGAGCCATTGGGGATAGGGTTTTAATTGACATTTCCTGCAATCTCCTTCTTTTGCTCTAATTTAACTCTTTTTTCTTCTTTTTCAATTTGATCTACAATTTGGCTTGTCATATCAATTTGCATTGTATCAGTCTGTACTGCTTTTTTAGGCAACATATCTAATATTCGTATATATTGTTCTGCGCCTCGAAGCATTGTACCTGGGTCTTCTTTGGTTCTAGCGAGTGTAATTGCATCTGCAATAACGTCTAAAACCTCCCCTTCTGTAATTCCCTTTTCTTTTAATGCTTTATCTATGCGTTTATCTACCATTTGTTTGATGTTCTCCTGTTTAAATAGTCGTTTGGCAGTAATATCAGGACGTTTTTGGTCGGGACGATACGCTTGTCCGATGATTGACCAATTAATGGGGCTACCACCAAGTAACATTCGGGTATAGATGTCGATAGCTCGTTGAGTCCTAGCGTGTTTTCCTTCGATGTACTGGAATGAAGCACTGGATACTGTTGCGTAATTACCTGATGCCCGTCTAGGTTCGTATAATAACTTACCTGTGCTTGTAAGCCACATCCTCCCGAAGGCAAATTGCAGTTCAATGCTATTCTTATATTCATTACGGGCGATACATTCTGCGATATAGCCATCATCGGAAAGACCAAAATCCCCCGCAATGCAATCTTTCCAATACTTATACGAAATATCCCTCTCATCTGCTTCTTTCTTAGTATAGACAGGATAGGTCATATCCTCATAATTATTAACTTTAAGTCTTCTAGTTAAATAATCCATAAGAACTACAGTATATACACTGTACAGTATTATTATACATAGTATAATAATACAGTTTATATACTGTACTGTATATATACTGTATAAAAAACAACCGATTCACCTAGTTCTGCAAGTCTTTTTTTAAAAAATTTTCAAATTTTATTTCGTAGTCGTCTTTTTGCATTTCAATCAGAGACTCAATTTGCATTTCCGCTTCGATATAATCTCTTAAAAACAGGAAATCATCAATATTGTTATTATCCAATGTAACTGTGATCCATTTATCCTTATCTGTATCCCATTTGGTTAACATACCTGTAATAGGGTTATAATACTTTTTTGACATAGCAGAAAATAGAAGTTGCAGCACCTTTCGCTCTACCCACTTTTGAAAATTTGTTGTAGAATGCGTGGGGGAGATATACAGTACCCCTACCCCCTTTTAATTGGGTATGCCAACGTGTAATTACGTTGAGTTTACTTCGTGGTTTAAACTGTCTGCGTGCAGTGTACATACAGGCCAGTTTAAATAGCTCACTATACTGCGTAAACACACCGTAATTACCATATAGCTACCAGACATACCAAATTAAAAGATGGTACGCCCTCGTTGTGGTGGCGCTTGCGCCACTGTACATAATAATAACATAACAAAGGAGTATTACAATGAATGATAATAATAACAGAACATCCGTTTCTTTCTCAATTCGTAACCAAGGCAAACTCAGAAAAGGTAAGAGATATGATAAAATCTCTATAACTGATGAGTTTGAGGGCTATAGAGATTTCATCTCTCAACTTGAGGCTGGTGTTGAAACTGCCGTTGAGTTTGCCAAGTATATTGCTAAAGAGGCAACTAACCTCACAGTTTGGCATAATGGAGATGCTGATGATGCACGCCAAACTGCTGAAGAAATTCACGCGTTGCTTAAGTGGAAAGGCGACATCTACGAAACTACAGTTGATGTTGACGATGTCGAGCAAGATGTTACCAGAGCATCTCGTTATGAGAGCCAAGGTGTTTCTTCCAAGCGTCTCTTATCAGCGTTTGCTGGTGTTTTACAGGAGAGATAATTCCTCCATATAGATACGCTCAGTCCTAGTGATTGGGCGTATCTATTAATCCCTACATTTAAAAAATTGTTAGTAGTTGACCTAAGTGGTGGTGACAAGTGTTTATACAATCGAAAGGTATATAAAGGGGTCACATATAATTCGCATTGAGGTGTTCTTAAATGCGTGAAAGGATAATGGCAGACCTTAGGCAACTACTAATTAACATAATAAAAAGCAATAAGTAAGGCTTATTTAAAACTTGTGATAAACAACTATTCAGACTAACCCACAGAGGCGCTACGAATATTGTTTTGTTGTTGACATCAAGTAAACCTGAGATATGGAATGCGCATTCTTGCTCTCTTAAGCTATAGGTATTCGACCTAGAATTAGCGGGATAACTACCTGAAAGTTGCTTTTTATTTAATCACAAATAAAAAAGGAGTAGAAATGATAATACTAGGATATATAGCAGTTGGATTACTTTATGTGATCTGTGGAATGTTTGCATTCCAACTATGGAGAGATAGGAAAGAATTATTTAATATACCGAGATGGCAAGATAATGTAATCAGTAGAAATGAATCAGACCAACTTGAACTTGAAAGAGAAGTAGAGTTGTTTAATGAGACATTTATGAAGAATTATAATAAGAACTATAATTAATCTTATCGTATCCTCCTTCAAGGGCAGTTGTGGACTCCGCAAGAAAGCAACTGCCCTCCTCTCTTTAATAAAGAAAAAAAGGTTAAAAATGAAATATATAATATGTTTATTTATAATGTCTTGTTCTTCGACAAATATAGTTAGTAAAGTAGTTGTTGATAGGTTCGACAAGGCTCATATTTATAATAAAGAACCAAAAAAAGATAAAACAGTATTATATTGTCAAGTTCATTATGAATGGGAAACAATCAGATTTTATTACACTGATACAGGAATAAAATACTGGATTAGAAAAAATTAGGGTAGTTGCGGCTAAAACCACCATCGTTATAGGAGAAACTCATCTGGATGAGACTATAACATCGTTAATGCATACTGGTTTATTCTCACGATGCAAAGCGTGGTCTACCCTATTTAATAGTGGGTGTTTTTGAATGGATGTATTAGTGAGTGCTCAGCATCCCAAAAGTAAAAGACACCCACTTATAATTAGCCTATCATATCTCCTGCGACTCGAGACTCTAGGCAAAGACGAGCGTA